TCGACATGAGGGCTCGCAGACATATGCTCCAGACCTGGATGCTTTGGATTCGCATGGTACTGCTGGTGCACGACAACTCCGATATGCGAACGCTTTACCTTATTTGCTTCCTCGCCATGAGCGGTATAAGTGATGGTATTTGGTGTGAACGAGACCGCTTCGTGAATCTGATGGTCATCGCGAGTGTGCATCACATCGCCCTGATAGATGCCGTGCTTTGGCGCAACCTTTGGTAAGTGCTTCAGTGCTGTCTTAAGTTTGCTGACTAGGCCCGGAGCATGCCCGTGATTCTTCTCGATGTCTGCGTTGCTGTAATTGATCTTCGGGTTCTTATTGAATGCTGACTTTGATGCAACGAAGAACTTCTTAGTCTTTGGGTGATGACCGAAGACAATAGAAGGCGATCCGTCATACTTCATTGTGAGATCGCTGCTATGACGACCAGCCTTCATATGCTGATGAGCGTGCATTAGCGCTGCGTGGGCGTGCTCGAATCCTTCGCTGCCATGTAGAAGAGGACGATCCTCCGCGTGATGAATATGCTTTAGCTGATGCGGTTGAGCATCGGTTGCTTCCGTGAGCGATTGTGCTGCAGAGCGTAAGGATTTGAAGTCGATCATCTGGAAATAAGTCTATTTATAGTATTGACTCGGTGGAGCTGCAGCATAAATAAATCCACTATGGCTGCATCAGAAGGAGTAGATCTCGAATGGGCAATCGTTGAGTTATCAAACATTCAGCGAAATAAAGACATAAAGTTAAGCAGAAATTTTTCTGATAAAATTACCGAACAAGCAAAGCGGTGTATCGACCATGTTAATGATTTTGCGGGCAGTAAATCCATAGAAGCATGGCATTCTGATGATTCCAAGAATCCTTTTGGAACTGCGATTTATGCAAAACCTGAGCCAAAAACAGATGTAGTTTTTCGCATTGGCAGCAAGGTGTATTCTACATCTGTTAAGATGGAAGGCGGAGTTCAATTAGCATCGGGTCAGGGCGCTAGTACCGCTGAACTATTTGAAGCGGCAGCATCGCATCTCAAGAACGCAAATAAAAGCAAGGTGCTTAAATCGATTATCGAAGAACTTCGCACTCTGCCAACTCGAATGCTGGCGCAAAGCAATCTTTCGCGTATTCAACAAGAAGGTAAAAAGAAAATCATCGATGAGTTTATCAAGAATGGTAAAATCATCACTGATAAGAGTTATGATTATTGGCTAGAAAATAACAAGCCAGCATTAATGGAAAACCTTCTTGACTTTGTGGAATCAGACAAAGATTTCAAACGCGCATTGCTTTATGAAAGTCTAACAGGATCTAAGACATTAGCTAGCTTCAAAGGTGCTGTTGCTGATAGCATTATTAGTCCAAAAGGATTCTACGTGATCGATGACAGATATGTAGAAAGTATTTTCAATAAAGTCAAGTTTGATATTCGCGGCAAATCTCGCGGAGGTATTACTGGAATTGCATTCCGTATTGACTTAAAAGGATGAACTTTACGCTTGTAACTCCAACCTGTGATAGGCCCGAGACATTTTCATTATGCGAAAAATGGATGGAACGTCAATCCATTTCGTATCATCAGTGGATCGTACTTGATGATGGAGTAACTCCGGCTAAGTGCACGTTAGGTCAGACGCAATTATGTTTTGGCGAGCAGACGCGCGGCAAGCACAGTTTATCGCGCAAGTTAAAGCTCCTAATGCGTCAGAAAGAAATCATTACTGGAGATGCAATTGCTTTTATCGAGGACGACGACTGGTATTCTAGAAATTACCTAGAAGTAGCAGCAAAGCGGCTACAATCGGATGGTGGATATGGTATGATCGGCGAGGGCAGAGCACTTTACTACAATGTCCGAAACTCTCGCTGGCATCTTCACCAAAACGACGAGCATGCTAGTTTAGCTCAAACAGTAGTACACCGCTGTGCGTTTGGTGATCTGGCAAATGTCGTTGAGCGCGATGACGACCCATTTGTGGATGTTCGTCTCTGGCGTAAAAGTAATTATACTCGCCGAGTATTTCAGCCTGAGCCTGATCGTCCTACGCTAGTTGGTATCAAGGGAATTTACGAAGGATATGGTATTGGTCACACTAGGCCATTAGAAAATAGAGATAAAACCCGTGAGTACTTCTACTACCTCGTAGGCAGAGAAGAAGGTAAGCTTTACGACAAGTACAAAGAGTAAAACCCGTAGCCTTTTGAGCTACGGGTTAGTGTAAAAGTTTTTACCTTAAATTACTTAGCTGGAGCAGCAGCTCCAGGTGCAGGTGCAACGATCTCGGAGACACCCTTGACCATTCCACCAACGAGATCCAGACCGCCACCAACGATAGCGCCACCGCCAGAAACGACCTTACCAGCAGCCGATGAAGCAACGCCTAGAGAACGACCTACGTCTGCAGCGCCGTTACCCACGACATTGCCGACGCCACCGATAGCGGCCTGGCCCATTCCCTTAGCGGAATTATAGGTAGCATCAACTGTGCCGCAACCAGAGAAGGAAACGACAGCGAGAAGTGCGAGAATTAGTTTGAGTTGTTTTGTCATACAACCATTATTTATGCTAGTTATAAGCCGATACTTCTTATAAATAGAATTCTATATTACTCTGTGCAATATGGTTTTGCATGGAAAATGGGTAACTCGAAACAATCCAATGTCTGTAAGTTTTAAAGACTTTACTCCAGTCCAATATACCGGCGGCGAATCCGAAATGCAGGATCGGTATGCTTATAAGCGTCGCCATGAATTAGTAGGTGAGTCAGAACAGACAGGATGTAGCGATACGATTTTAAAGATTCGTGGACGTCTGAAAGAAAATCGCGAGAAGAAAGCACGCGAACGGAGTGAGCGCCATGATTAAAACATTCTCGCAGTATCTTGTTGAGGACGCAGCAAAGGATGTAGTAATTGCTTTTGGCAATTTTAATCCTCCTGGTGCGAATCACGAGAAACTGATCGAGAAGGTAGCAGAATTAGCAGTAGGTAAGTCCTATCGCATTTACTCATCACTTGTAGAGGACACGCAGACAAACCCTCTGAAGCTTGATGAAAAAGTTAAGTTTATGCGTAAGATGTTTCCTCGCCATGCTCGCTCGATTATGGCGGATGATGACTGCAAGAATGTACTGCAGGTATGCTCGAAGCTATACGAGCAAGGTTTTCGCCGCGTTACTGTTGCGACAAGCGAGGATCGCGTAGCAGAATTACGCTCACTACTTGCTGCATATAATGACAAGAAACAAGTTGAAGGTGGTTTTTATCAGTTTAAAGAAGGCGTAAATGTAGTCGCTGCAGTTCGCACTGATCCAGATTCGGGATCATTGCTGCGCGAGTCAGCAGTTGCTAACGATCTTGAGTTATTCAGCAAAGGACTGCCATCAGCGCTTAAGGAAAAGCGCGAGCTGTTCAATGCTGTTCGCACCGGCCTAGGACTAAAGGAATCAAAGAATTTTCGCAAGCATATCAAGCTTGAATCTGTCTCTGCGATTCGCGAGGCATATATCAACGAGGAGATTTTTGCAGTGGGCGATGAAGTAATTCTAAAGGAATCACAAGAAGTAGGTAAGATCGCTCATCGCGGCTCTAATTATCTAATCGTATCGATGCACGATGGACGCAAGGTTCGCAAATGGCTGAACGGCGTCGAGCTGCTTGAAAAGAAAGATTCTATAATTGAAGAGCTTGAATCTAAGATTATAATCGAACGCGATCCATCAATCATCGGTAAGCCAATTTCTAAACTCAGAAGCAAGACATGAAGAATCTCAGAAAACTCCGCGAGGAACATGGCGCAGGCGAATGGGGCACACCCGAGCTGACAAAGAAGTATCAGGACGAGACACCTGGCCAGACAGTCGAGGAAGCTAAGGATTATCACGCTGCAGCAATGTCTGCATCAGAGCATGCAAAGAAACAACCTTCTGCTACTACTCATAAGGCAGCATCTGATGCCCACGAGAAAGCAATCTCATGGCACGAGCGCAAGATCAATGCGCTAATCAAGAAGGATGGCTCTGCTGATGAAGTTAAGAAGCATGAGCAGCATATTAAGATGCATAAGAATGAAGCGCAAAAGCATCGCTTCAATGCTCATCGTTTAGGCAAGTCACAGCAAAACGAAGGTCATACTGAAGATGCTCAGGCCGCGCACAAAGCTGCTCATACTGCTCTGAAGAAGGGCGACATCGATACGTACCACAAAGAGATGGATAAGAAGTTTGCTGCTCATCAGGCAGGTGAAAAAGAGGCAGCAAAGAAGCCAGTTAAGACATACGAGGCCACTGAATTTAAGCCTAATGTTGGAACACTTGCACAGATCAAGAAGGATCACGAGGAACTAAAAAACAAGTCCACGAAGGACATCCTTGCTATTCACCAGGGACAGCATCGAGTTCGCTCAAACTACACCGCTGCAGAGATCGGCGGTAAGCATGCTATGATCGGTGACATTCTGCGTAATCGTCATGGCGATAAGCACGTTTCTCATTACTATGGTATGAATGAAGAAACAGATGAGCAAAAGAATTTGAAGGTCACTAAGCACGAAAAGGCAGCAATCGATGCTGCAAAGCGCGGTGACAAAGATGCTCAGAAGTATCATCTTGATGCAGCAAAGAATTTAAAGACTGAATCGGTAAACGAAGCTAAAGCTGCAGAACCACAAAAGCATATCGTCACTGTTACTGTTTCTGATCCGCAGCACGCGATGATTACTCAGCGTAAAGCTAAGATTATGAAGCGTGTTAAGGTGTCTGCAGCAGATCCTAAGGAAGCAATTTCAAAGGCCGAGGCGCATTACAAGAAACACGGATTCAAGGTACATGACTCGTTGCATCACTCAATTGTAAAGGAAAGTCTGGATACTGACGAGATCGTGGATGCAAAGGAAGAGCCATCGAATGATCAGCAGTTACTTTCAATGGCCCGCGGCCAACTATCAGAGATCGCTGATATGGCTAAGGAACTTGTGGATTCCATGGATGAGACCGATGACCTCGAGCCATGGATGAACGCAAAGATCACCACTGCATACGTCAATCTCGATGACGTACATTCCTTCATTGCATATGGCGACGAGTATTCAACAGACAACAATTCTGAAAAAGAAAAGAATGAACTCGGCGAGGCATCATACTCGCCTTACGGTGACATCGACTCGGAAGAAAAAGCGCAAATCGCCAGAATGCAAATCCTCCTCCGACTCGGACTCCTCGATAGAGCCGAAATGCCAATCGCAATCAGAGCAATGAGCAAGCTCGCAAAGGATCAGGCAATTACTTCGATAGACGAAAGAAAGATTTTGTTTAAGTTAGTTTCTCGTCTAATCAAGATTGTAGCAGGAGACGATATCGTTTTCCGTCGTGTTCGCGCTACGATGCAGCAATCTTCTTAATCTACTATGTCCTCTAAGAAAGCAGAAGCAATTGTAGATCAGCGTCTGGATCGCATCGAGTCAAAAATTGATAGATTATCCGAGGCCATCATTTCTATCGCTCGCGCTGAAGAAAAATTAATTCAGCTTGAAAACGATAAGAAATTTTTGATGGAGCGCATGCTCAATATTGAAGAACGTGTCAACGCAACAGAAAAGAAAACAGAGGAACATAGCTCAGCAATTTCAATCATTCAACGTATCACCTGGATTGTAGTTTCTACAGTCGTTGCAGCTGCAGCAGGCGCATACATTCACTTCGGAAAATAACTCAGAAAGCCATTACTCAACCATGAAGTCAATCCTATCAGTCGCAGAAGCATATGCAAAGATGTCGGAGGACGCACAGAATCTGGCGGCCACCAACGCTGCAGAAACACAAAAGAAACAAGAAGATCAACCTGAAATTCCAGCATGGGTTCCTGGTGATCTACCAGATGATAAGAAAAAGGAATTCGTCGAAGCAGTCAAAAAGGCCTGGGAATCTGATAATACCAAGTTTGACTTCGATGGCCGCACCTATAAGATCACCGAAAAGGAATTGACGGGTGACCAGCATAAGCTAGATGTTGATGGTGATGGCAAGATCGAAGGCGATGACCTTGCTGCTTTACGTCGTGGCGAGAAGCCAGAAACCACAAAGGAAGGTCTGGAAGATGCTTGCTGGAAGGGTTATGAAGCAATTGGCACAAAGCAAAAGAACGGCCGTACTGTTCCTAATTGCGTTCCAAAGGAAGAACTTAAAGGCGATCAGCATAAGCTAGATGTTGATGGTGATGGTAAGATTGAAGCTGATGATCTCGCAGCACTTCGCGCAGGTAAGAAGGTCGAGGAAGATCATATGGAAAACGAGACAGAAACTCCTGGCCAAACTCAATATCCAGGATCCGAAATGCCAGCACCTCAAGGCGACGAAAAGGAAGAAGAGGAAAACGACGAAGGTCTGGAGGAGAGCGTGCGACTCAAGAAGATGCAAGATATGATGCGTGTTACTCACGGCGCAATGTCTCGTGATGAGTACAAGAAGAAGTGGGCACATCTCAAGAAGCCAAAGAACAAGCTTGCTGGCCCTGGCGGTCTGTATAAGAACCTCGTCAAGGAAGGTGAAGAGAATCCAACCGACAAGCTCACGATTGATGTTCCTGCAATGATCCGTGCTCTGGAAAAATCGCGCGAGGACTTCAAGACTGATGCCGACATCCATAACTTTGTTCAGGCTCTTCTCAAGAAGAAGGACCAGGAAGTAAAAACGAATGATCTGCCAGGTGAGCCAGTCAAGGAAGCACTTGATCCAAAGGCTGATGCTGGAACATGGATCAGCGACTTCGTGAATAGCACAGATCCAAAGTTCGATGGCAAGTCAAAGGAAGAGCGCAAGCAACAAGCACTTGCTGCATGGTATGCTGCTCGGCGCGAAGCAGGAATCAAGGAAGAAGTAATGAACGAAGCAGCTGCAGCCGATCTTGGTAAGCAGGCACACGCGCTATCCGCTGCTGCATCGACAGAAAAAGAACATAAGGCAGCTGCTAATGCTCATTACAAGGCCGCTGAAGCATTCCGTCGTCACACAACTGCTAATGCAGCAAAGGTTGGAAAGAAAGCAGATGCCGCTCACGATGCAGCACTCAAGCACGAAGCACTCGGCGACAAACATCTAGAAAAAGCTTCAAAGGCTAAGGATTCAATGAAGGAATCAACTCAAATGAATAAACAAGTAATTGGCGAGAACGTGGCAGGAGATGCTCGTGCAGTCGATCTGACAACAGCGGCAAATCAGGCCTCTGCTCTGGCTCATTCGACACCAACCGAGGCCGGTGCTCTGATGCATCACGATGCAGCAACTAAGGCACATCAGCACGCAGCAGATCACTATCGTGTTTATGCTCATCACGCGGGTGATCCTGAGCTCCGCCGCGCAGCCGAGATTCACCACAAGTTCCACTCGGATATGGCCCAACACCATACTCTGAAGGGTGTCAGTCTGAGCGTATCAGAACAAACCGTGAATGAAGCACTCAAATACGACGAAAACCTCAGCAAGAAGGCACACGATCTTTCGGCCGCCGCTAAAAAGTCAAATACTCCTAGCGATCACCTCGAGGCAATGAAGGCACACAATACTGCTCAACTTCATCACGCAAAGCTCTATCACAGTGCTGCACAGAAGAAGGATTCCGCTGCAAAGGATCTTCATTCCAAGGCATATCACGACCACAAGATGGCCGCTGATATTCACCACGATACAGCACAGCTGATTGCCGTTACGCAAGGAAGCGTCAAGGAGGGTACCTCTGCTGATGCAAAGGGCGGTCCTGAGGTCATGGATCCAAAGACCAAGAAGATGAAGGATGACGCTGATAAGAACGTCAAGGCTGAGGAAGCTCCTTATACCAACAAGGCAGACGGATCAGAGGAAGTCACTCCTGCTGAAAAGCCAAAGGCCAATCCTTCTCCAATGCCAACGCTGACAAAGGAACAAGCATTACGTTCTGTTGCTGATACCTACTCATCAATGGTAAAATAATTAACCACTATTCGTCATGGCCTCATTATTCGATAAAATCAAACGAGCCCTAGGCTTCTATCCTGAGGTCAATTACGGCTCATTCTACAAGATCGAGGAGAAGACAGGTGAACCCATCAAGGTCACTTATGCTTCTGCTCCTGAGCCAGTTGCTCCGCCTCCTGCGCCAGAGCCAGAGATTCCTGAATCTTTGAGCTCACAGGAGGCTGCAGTCGACACGAAGGATGACGGTATCGATCTGTCGGCCATGACAAAAGGCGAGCTTGTTACTTTTGCTGCTGAACGCGGAATCATCGTCAACGGACGAATGAAGAAGCAGGATATCATCAACAAGATCAACGAAGTACTTTGAGCATTTCATAGCGGTGCCATAAATACCGCTATGAAACTTTTTGATGAACTGACGGAGAATAACTTCACGCTCTTTGCAGCAAAGCATTACGATAATCCTCAGTGTTTAGATATCGCTGAGTTTGAAGATGATCTCGCCAGGTTCAAATATGTCAAGCGTTTGCTTCGTAGATATCAGCAATCAGGTGATCTACAAGAACGCTTGATTCTGAATCACCTTATCATCATTTCTAATGTTTTTGGTATAACCGCAGCAAACCGAATGTTATTCTTTAAGATTGAAGAAGAACTTTGGCCTGCTTTAAAAACTTTTTTAGTATATCTCAATTATTTACCAGAAAACGAAAAGGTCGAGATTCCTCTTGACCAAAATATCGTAAAAGTCCTTAGAAGCATATGAAATCGATCCGGAAACTTCGAGAAGACGGCACGCCCGCTGGTGGCGCACCTGGTATGTCTTCACCTGCAAATGTCACCGGTGATTCACCAAATATGGCTATGCCGCCATCAATGGTACCCGGTCCAGTTATCAAGCGTAAATATCGTCAGTTTGATCTGGAAGCTGAAACGTTTCGTAAGTTTGAGAAGGGTCGAATGAAGTTTGAGCGTTGGGCTAGATTCCTTGATCTCAACAATGAGAATCATAAAGCAATCTACGACTACGCTTATAAGAACCGCGGCAAAGATCATCTCATAGTAATTCGAGATAGCAGCACTGGAGCACTACGCGCTATTCGTAGACGTGCTCACAACGGCGAGTAATCTACTGCCAGCCAAAAAAGGCTGGAGTATAGATATCTCACTGTAATTTTTGAGACCGCAGTAGTTTTGCGGTTTACAAAAATGATTGAATAGGATACAGTATTTACCTGTCACTACAAGACCTACCACTATGATTTTTGAAGAGCAAATATCGCGGAAACCCGATCATTATCCATGGACTGAAGAGTTCATCACTGCTATGCATAATGGCTTCTGGACCGACAAGGAGTTCAATTTCCAGAGCGATGTGCAGGACTTCAAGACTGAGCTGACACCGCAGGAACGTGAAATGATCTCGCGCTGCTTGTCTGCAATCGGTCAGATTGAAGTAGCTGTCAAGTCATTCTGGGCGAAGGTTGGTGAGAACCTTCCACACCCAAGCATTACTGATCTGGGCTACGTGATGGCTAATGTGGAAGTCATCCATAATAATGCATACGAGCGCTTGCTTAGAGTGCTTGAGATGGAGCATATCTTCGAGGAGAACCTGAAGCTTGACATCATTCAGGGTCGTGTCCAGTATCTACGCAAGTACCTCAAGAAGCACTACAAGGATGCGCGTAAACAATATGTCTATTCGCTTATCTTGTTCACGCTGTATGTCGAGAACGTTTCACTATTTAGTCAATTCTACACGATCAACTGGTTCAACCGTTACCGGAATGTTCTGAAGGATACTGCGCAGCAGGTCGCGTATACCTCAAAAGAAGAACTAATCCATGCTCTTGTCGGCATCAAGCTTGTCAACACGATCCGCGAGGAGCATCCTGAGCTGTTCGATGAAGAACTGACAGAGCGCATCCGCCATGAGTGCGAAGAGGCGTACAAGGCAGAGGCTAAGATCATTGACTGGGCTGTGAATGGCTACAAGGCCGATGGTCTCAACGCAGACATTCTGAAGGAGTTCATTAAGAACCGCCTGAATGACTCATTGACACAGATTGGCATCAAGCCAGTATTCGAGAACTTGGACAAAAAGCTCCTTGAAAAGACTACATGGTTCGATGAAGATGTTCTAGGGAATACTGCGACAGATTTCTTCTTTAAGCGTCCTGTCGAGTACTCCAAGAAGTCACAATCATTTCAATCTGCAGATCTTTTCTAAATGAACGACCGTTATTATTGGCTCAACGAGGACTCGCGCCTCTTTCTCGAACGTGGGTATCTGGCTACTGGTCAGACACCCGAGCAGCGCATTCGGCAGATTGCTGAAGCAGCAGAGGAGATTCTGCGCGTCCCTGGGTTTGCAAATAAGTTCGAGGACTATATGTCTCGTGGCTGGTACTCGCTGTCCTCGCCTATCTGGGCGAACTTTGGTGTGCAGCGCGGCCTACCGATCTCATGCTTTGGCTCGTACATCTGTGATAGGCTTGAGTGCATTCTTGAGAAGACAGCAGAGGTTGGAATGATGACGAAGATGGGCGGTGGTACCTCTGCATACTTCGGTGCGCTGCGTGCTCGTGGCTGTGAGATCTCTACGGGCGGCAAGTCCTCTGGTCCTGTCCACTTCATGGAGATGTTCGAGACCACTACTAACGTAGTCTCGCAGTCAAATGTCCGTCGAGGTTCATTTGCAGCATATCTGCCAATCGAGCATCCGGATGTTCTGGAGTTTCTGCAGATCCGCAGCGACGGCCATGCGATTCAGAACTTGTCTATCGGCGTGACTGTCACAGACGAATGGATGAAGTCGATGATCGGCGGCGATGAGAACAAGCGCAAGATCTGGGGCAAGGTCATTCAGAAGCGCTTTGAGTCTGGCTATCCGTACATTATGTTCACCGACAATGTGAACAACAATGCTCCGCAGGTCTACAAGGATAAGAACAAGAAGATCGTTGCATCTAACCTTTGTTCTGAGATTGCTCTTTCCTCGAATGAAGAGGAGTCGTTCGTCTGCAATCTGAGCAGCATGAATCTGCTGCATTACGATGAATGGAAGGATACCGATGCAGCAGAGACGCTGACATGGTTCCTAGATGCAGTAATGACGGAGTTCATTCGCAAGGTAGCCGGCCTGCCGTTTATGCAAGCTCCGTACAAGTTTGCAGTATCGCAGCGTGCTCTGGGAATCGGTGTTCTGGGATGGCATTCGTACCTGCAATCGAAGATGATTCCATTTGAGTCATTCGAAGCTAAGCTTCTTAATGTTCAGATTCATAAGCTGCTGCGCGACAAGACTCAAGCAGCATCGCGTGCAATGGCTAATGAATACGGCGAGCCTGAGCTGCTGCGTGGATACGGTCTGCGTAACGTCACTACATTGGCTATCGCGCCTACGACATCTTCGAGCTTCATTCTCGGACAAGTATCACCATCAGTTGAGCCTCTCAACTCGAATTACTTCGTCAAGGATCTCTCGAAAGGCAAGTTCACCTACAAGAATCCTTACCTCGAGTCAGTGCTCGAGAAGCATGGCAAGAACGATAGAAATGTCTGGCAGACTATTCTGATTAAAGGCGGTTCTGTGCAGCATCTTGAGTTCCTATCCGAGAACGAGAAAGAAGTATTCAAGACATTTGGTGAGATCAGTCAGAAAGAAATTATCATTCAGGCTGCTGCTCGTCAAAAGTATATCGATCAATCTCAGTCAATTAATCTAATGGTGCATCCTAAAACCTCGCCAAAGGATGTCAATCAGCTTATGATCTTTGCCTGGGAGCAAGGAATCAAGAGCCTTTACTATCAGCGAGGAACTAACCCAGCGCAAGAACTTGGCAGAAATCTGCTACACTGCGCATCCTGTGAAGCATGAAAATAGAAAAAGAATGCCCTTGCTGTGGTATGATGTGCTCTATAAGGTTCGAGCAGATCATGCCAGAACTGGATCCAGATATGGACGAAGATCAGGACGAGTTCGATGAGGATAGCGAACTGTATCCTGAGTTCTGTCCATTCTGCGGTTGCCACGAGTCAGAAGAAGATACAGACGAAGACGAATAAAACTCCGATAGATACCACTAACTATGTGGTACTATCGCAATGAAGTTTTTGATCCTTCTGCCGGCCAGCTCGATCCCAAGAAAGACATTGGGTTCGTTTATCTGATTACCAATCTAGTCTCCGGCCGGATGTATGTCGGCAAGAAACTATTTTTTAGCTCAAAAAGCAAACAGGTAAAAGGCAAAAAGAAAAAGCTAAAGGTTGAGTCCGATTGGCGTAGTTACTATGGCTCAAACGCAGCAATTCAGCAGGATGTCAAGGATCTAGGCGAGGCTAACTTTCGCCGCGAGATTCTGTATCTGTGCGTTTCGAAGTCAGAGTGCAGTTACTGGGAAGCATACGAGCAGTTCACGCGCAAGGCTATCTTGGACAAGAACTACTACAACGATTGGCTAACTTGCAAGATCACGCGCAAGCATCTGGGTAGATTGCAATTTTGATGTTTACAAGCCTGAGTGCTTGGTATAGGATATTGTCAGTATGATTATTGTAGATTATTCCGGCGTGGCGATTGCCAACCTGTTCGCCATGAAAGCGCAGGTCAACGAGCAGTTAGTTCGGCATATGATTCTGAACTCGCTGCGGATGTATAACGTGAAGTACCGCAAGGAGTATGGCCAGATGATTCTGGCTTGCGATGGCGGCAATACTTGGCGGCGTCAGTTATTTCCGCAGTACAAGGCGCACCGCAAGAAGAATCGCGAGGAGTCATCGATTGACTGGACCGAGTTCTTTCGTATCCTTGGTGTGGTACGCGACGAGATCAAAGAGAATCTGCCGTTCAAGGTCGTGCACCTGCAAGGCGTCGAGGCCGATGATGTCATTGCTACTCTTGTACATCAGACTCAGGAATTCGGTCGTGGCGAACCAGTAATGATCGTCTCTGCTGACAAAGACTTTGTGCAGCTGCACCAGTACAAGAACGTCAAGCAGTTCAGTCCGATGACCAAGGCACTCGTCAAAGAAGGCGATCCGGTTGCGTATCTCTATGAGCATATCTTCCGTGGCGACTCCGGCGACGGCGTTCCGAACGTGCTTTCACCCGATAATACCTTCGTGGACAACATTCGTCAGAAGCCAGTTTCCGCCAAGAAGATCGAACAGTGGGTTGCAAATATCTCTAATCTTCAGTCTGTAATGGATCAGGAGACCTATCGTAACTATCAGCGTAACAGAGCGCTGATCGATTTGTCAGCTATTCCTCCTGCCAAGAAGATCGAAATCATAAATACCCTTGAATCAGTGAAACCTGCTTCAAATACACTAAACTATCTGATTGGTAAACGTTGCACTCAACTCATCGAGTGCGCCGCGGAATTTAATTCTTCTACAGTATGATTAAAAGAAAGCCACAAGAGGTCTACGAAATCTTCGATCTAGTGCAAGCTGCTTCCACCGATGAAGAGCGCATTAAGATTCTGCAGGACAATAACTGCCTCGCGATCCGCGACGTTTTAAAGGCGGCATTTGATGATAGTATTAAGCTTTCTCTTCCTGAAGGCGCGCCAGATTACAAGGATAGCCTTTCCAAAGAAGGTTTATCTCCTACATCGCTGATGCGCGCCACTCGTGATTTTGTGTACTTTACTACTTCTGGAAAAGGTGCGCCACTTAAGCAGGCAAAGCGTGAGACGATTTTTCTCCAGATGCTCGAAGGCATTCATCCGCGCGATGCCAAGATCGTCATTGCGATGAAAGATAAAAAGTTGCAGGAAGAATATCCGGCACTTACAAAAGATTTGGTAAAGGCTACATGGCCTAAGCTAATTGTATCTTGAGGGCACAGTGTGCTCACTACATCATGGTTCGGCATAAACATACACCCGCGAACTAATGATTACAAACCAACTGGAAAGACTAAAGCAAGATTACCTTGAACTTGATTATTTCATTCAGCGACTTCAAAAAGAAGGAAACGACAAACGAGTGAAAGCAATTCAGAAGAAGCAACAGTATCTTGAGTCTTATATCCAGTCAATGCAAACTCAGATGAATGTTCCGCAGGTTTTGGAATCTGCGGCTTAAGCTTTGTGATTTACATTCTCGCATAGGCGAGATATATTGATTGTTACTTTGTTATGAATATCTTTGTGTTAGATTCTTCACCCGTGCTTGCTGCGCAGTATCAGTGCGACAAGCACGTGGTGAAGATGATTGTCGAATCCGCGCAAATGCTTTCTACCGCGCACCGTCTGCTTGATGGCAAGATGTCTCTCGTAGACAAACTCAGCGCCAAGACCGGCAAGATCCGCAAATCAAAAGTATGGCAGCTTGCCGACAAGCAACTTGATTCTACGCTCTACCGCGTCTGTCACCAGAATCATCCATGCACGTTGTGGACAATCGAATCGATGGCCAACTATATTTGGCATTACGAGCATTTCTGTGCTCTGTGCGACGAGTACACTTATCGCTACGGTAAAAAGCATATGACAGACGCCAAGCTTCGCTTCATTCTTGATGCTGCGCCGCAGAATATTCCTGACATTCCTCAGACACAGTTTCGTCTTGCAATGAAGTCTCAGCCGCAGTGTATCAATCCGGACGATCCGATTGCTTCATACCGCGCGTTCTATCAGACCAAGCAAGGTCGATTCACTATGAAGTGGTCGAAGCGCAACAAGCCAGACTGGTTCACAGTAGCGTGAATACATAATCTCATGCCTAACTACGATTTTACTTGCAATGCTTGCGGTCACGAGTTCGAGAAGAACGTGCCTCTGGATGATAGAGACAAATCTGTAGAATGTCCGTCTTGTGGTAAGAAGAAAAGCACGCGCGGTGTATCTGCAGTTAAATTATCTTACTTAGGCGTGAAATCAAATTTGACCCGCGCAGGTAGTGGATGGAATGACGTTTTAAATAAAGTAAAGAAGGGGTCAGGGCGTAGCAACACTATTCGTACTCGCTAATGGCTAAATCTAAAAAGCAAAAAGCACCGCAACCTCAAGTTGCTTTGCCCAAATTTGACACGCTCAAAGTAATCGAGCCTCTCACTAAGTCACAAGAAAAGGTCTTCAAGGCATACGAGAAGAACAATCATTTGTGTCTTTCTGGCTGTGCTGGTACTGGCAAGACATTCCTTGCGATGTACCTAGCTTTTCAGGACATTATGTCCGGCAAGTCAAAGGCCGAAAAAATCATCATTGTCCGCTCGATTGTTCCTACTCGTGACATCGGGTTTCTTCCGGGTGATCGCGCAGAAAAGGAATCGACGTATCTTTACCCATACATTGCTATCTGTGCTGAGTTGTTCGGCGATTCCATGGCATGGAATAAACTGGTTGCTAAAAAGCAGGTTGAGTTTCTAACGACTTCATTCGTTCGCGGCATCACGCTGCGCGACTCGATTGTCATCATTGACGAGATGCAGAATCTGACGTTCCATGAGCTTGACTCGATCATCACTCGTCTGGGCGAGAACTGCCGCCTGATTATGTGCGGCGACTACTATCAGACTGACCTCGAGCGCAAGAACGATAAGTCTGGTATTCTTGAGTTCATGGAGATCATTGAACAGATGAAGTATTTCTATTGCATTGAGTTTGGCTGGCAGGACATCGTTCGTTCTGGCCTAGTGCGTGACTACATAATGACAAAGGAAATCGTACAGAAAACTAAGACCAATGAAAAGAGGTAAGGACCACTATTCAGATGTAGATGAGTTTGACCGCAAAGCTCGCAAGAATAAGAAGAGCAGGCGGCCACAAGTTCAGGATGAATACGAAGACCAGCATCTCGTTCGGCCACATCATTTCATCGATGAAGAAGATGAATTTGATTGGCCGGAAGATGATCGTTCTAGATGAAATTTAACCACGCTACAGTCGATCTTGGATACGAAGGATTAATCTGTGAAACTGCACCGACAGGTAGAACCTATCTCACGCCTTCGGGCAATAAGTATCCGTCGATCACTTCGGTGCTTGGCATTCTGTCTGAGAATGACATTCGCGAGTGGCGCCAGCGCGTGGGAAAGAAAGAAGCAGATCGAGTATCTCGTGTTGCTGCTTCTCGCGGAACCTCTGTCCATACGTTAGTTGAAGATTATCTCAACAATAAGGAGATCAATCTAGAAAAGGCTATGCCAAATGCCGCAGCTGCATTTAAGTCAATTCAGCCAATTCTAGCAGAACGTCTTAACGACATCTACATTCAGGAAGCTCAGCTGTACTCAGATCATCTGCGAGTTGCAGGCCGATGCGACATTGTAGCCAAGTTCGATGGCGTGCTGTCTATTGTGGACATTAAAACGTCTTCTCGAGTTAAGACAGCAGATGACATCCATAATTACTTTATGCAGGAAACTGCTTACGCAATTATGTTCGAGGAGCGTACAGGAATTCCGATCGTCAATCTTGTGACAGTAATGGCAGTTGACTTCGCGCCTCCGCAGGTATTCAAGGAACACCGAGACAATTGGATAAAGCCTTTGCTAGAAACCATCGAGGAACACCGCAAAAGAAAGCTATTCGGACTTACCAGTAAGTGATATACATATTCTAATGAATCAAAACCATTCGTCATCAAATCCGTTACTTGAGATGTTGAACCAGGAAAAGAAGGCGCAGAATGCCTTTACTGGAAAAGAGATTGCTCATCTGCACGAGTACTATCTTGTGGGCGAAATAGAAGATGCCAGCAAGTACACCGAATGGTTCAACCAGATTCGGCATGCTCCGCCGACCGACATTGTGAAGCTTTACATCAACTCAGAAGGCGGCAGCCTTTGGACCGCGATTCAGTTTATGCGCGTCCTCAAGGAGTGCAAAGCACCAGTGATCGCATCTGTCGAGGGCGCCTGTATGAGCGCAGCGACAATCATCTTTCTGATGTCGGATACCTACGAGATTTCTCCACACTCAATGTTTATGTTCCATAACTACAGTGGTGGAACAATCGGCAAAGGTGGCGAGATGATCGATCAGATCAAGCACGAGCGCGGCTGGTCGGAAAAGCTACTAACAGAGATTTACGAGAACTTCTTGACGAAAGAAGAAGTACGTGCAATCCTCGACAACAAAGATATCTGGATGACTGCAGAAGAAGTCGTTGCACGATTGAACAAGAAGGCAAAAGCGATGAAGAAGCAGGCCACTAAAAAGGGCCTCGACTGAGTTAGGTTAGTACACCTGTTGGCTATCAACGGGTTACAAAATTTTTAGTAGTTTACTTTCTCGGGTAACTATGTAGTATGTTGCCATGATGAAAAACAACGAAACTACTGTTCTTGATGCGGTCTTCGATCTCGAGCGCTCTGCTCGTAAGTCCTCTGACCACTACGCTTTCCGCGTGGGTTACCTCGAGGGTGCGCTGAAGTACTCGATTTCTTCTGGCATGGCTGCCGGGATCAAGGTTACTGATCTTGAAGCTTACGTGAAGTGGGCGAACGAACTGATCGCTCAATCCCTCAAGGATGCGAATCGTTTGGCGCCCCGTTCATAATCAACGGGTTACGTAACTTTCTCGCCTGTACTTTTAGCTCAAACTTTGTAGCATAGTCTTATGATTAAATCTCGCACTTCTGCTTACGTCTTTACCGCCGATCCGCTCAGCGCTGACTCCATGCAGCAGATCAATCTCGTGCAGGCGTCAGTTCGCGCAGTCAATTCTTTCAACAAGCTTACTGGTAATCCTAAGCGTTTCCGCGTATCTCTCAAAGGCCGTCTTGGCAAAAACAATCCTGCTGCTGTCAACTATCAGCGTACTCAGCGCCTTATCAACCGTAGTTTCTACCCTTGGACTAATCCTTACCAGACTATCAAGCTTGCCGATGCGCAGCGCATCGATGTCTACATCCACTCTCGCTAATGTATACCGAATCTGACACCACTCGTAGGCTGATTGCTGCAGGTATTCTGCCAGATCCTAACTATGTGCCGCGTGAAACCACCGTCAACCGCTTTGGTGTGATGATCTGGGACCACAAGACTGCTGGCCACTGCCAAGTTCTTAACGGCGATAGCTGGCGTACTGCGCGCAAGTACAACCAACCTAGGCGTGGTTTTGCGTCTGTTGTCAAGTCTATTGTCGGCTGATCTTACGGTCATGTAGCCCAACGGCAGAGGCAGGAGACTTAAAATCTCTTCAGTGTGGGTTCGAATCCCACCATGACTACCATTTACGATGATTCCAGTAGATCCGGCAGATCGTACTACGCTCGTGCTAACGAAGACTTATCAGTCAACTGGCAGGTTTTTTTCTGCTCGTGCTGCGATTCGTCATCTGATTAATGGCCGAGTTAAAGGAATAGATGCATCTGGTAACTGCGTATCATGGAATGGCGCTGACGTTGAGAATTTAAACGGCGCGGCTAGCTCGCTTAATTGGGCAGATGTCACAATTGATCTTTACCCAGATCAGCCATGTCTGCGCTCTGCACCCAATCATTTGACGGGCGAGGAAACACAGTGGCCAGTGCCAACTATCGTAGTTTGTACTCATCACTTTGGATATCGCGGCATGGGCCATCGCAGTCTTTCGCTTAAGTCAATTTACCACATCTGTCGCGGTGTTTGCCAATACTGCTTGCAGAAGATTCCGTTTGCAGAAGCAACCAAGGATCATATCTTTCCGAAGTCTTTAGGCGGTACGAATGATGACTTCAATGTCGTACTAGCATGCCGTTCTTGTAACTCAGAAAAAGATGCTACATTTCCGTACTACAACGTGAATGGCGAGCAAGTTAAGCCAGTATCCAATAGGCAGAGCGTAGGCTATTTCTTAAGTGATACTAACTTGCGCGAAGAATGGAAACCTTTCCTTTTCATAAATTAATCCTTTACTTTCTTACTACAGCGTGTAGTATGTCTATAAATAAATCGTAATGCAAATTTCAACAGAAACAGTACAATCAGTAAATACGCCACGAGCATGGCGTGTCAGGGGTCAGAAGTAAAGTCGATCTAATCTCGAAATTACTTCTGACCTCTGAACCAAAAGTTCAGAGGTTTTTAGTTTAACTGCCAGACTTCGGCTTCAAGGAGTCCAAACGACCGACATAGGGGGATCCAATCCGCGCCCTGAAAGCGCGATAGGGACCGAAGCAATTCGTTCTTTTTAGATAAAACCGAGCGGCCCCGGACGCTCATTAAAATAATTCGCCGGGCATTTTTTCTTTCCTGCCTGCATTGAAGTACGGGTCCATTCCGGGAAGTCTCAGATGAGACTCTAGGTGCAGTGCGGGATCTGCGCGGTTAGCTCAATGGTTTGAGCACCTCGTTTACATCGAGTAGGTTGGGGGTTCAAATCCCTCACCGCGCACCAGTTTTGCCCCGATAGCACAGCGGTAGTGCAACAGTTTTGTAAACTGTAGGTCGTCGGTTCGAATCCGACTTGGGGCTCCATTTTGAGTGTGTAGTGTAACGGTCAGCACCGGCTAGCCTGCGGGCCATGTGAGTGCGGGTTCGACTCCCGTCACACTCAATTCATTTTAAGTCTAAGTTCAGATAACTGGTCTGAGATAGGGGCTAATTTGCTGCCACAGAATGCGTGCTTGCTTGTTCATTATCGTCCAAGTAAAGAACACCACGCGCCGCCAAGACTTATTCATTTTGACCGAAAAAAAGAGTATCGAGCGCGGCTAAGAGCCAAGCGACGCCTAATCGGTCATTTTATTTCCCCTTGACGGTTGTGGGTCTGATGCCGGCAAGCAGCATATACTGATTAAGTTGCAGTCCCTAGGTTGCCCAAGAGTAAGATTCAGATAAAACCGTCACAATTTTATGGAAGAGTGGCTGAGCGGGTTAAGGCAACGGTCTTGAAAACCGTCGTGGCGTATAGTCGTCACCGTGAGTTCGAATCTCACCTCTTCCGCCAATTTGAGCAAAGCAATGCTGAACCTACGGTGTGTGTCTAGAGCACTCGGCGCCAAGGACAGAGTGTACGCCTATCACTTTTTGCTCATCCAATTTTTAGCCTCCACTTGAGGGTGAACCACAGAGCTGGGGTAGATGAATCCAGCAGGCTATTTGCACTAGTGGTGGAATGGCAGACACGATGGTCTTAGAAGCCATTGCCGCGAGGCGTACAGGTTCAAGTCCTGTCTAGTGCACCAACAATTTTAGGGCCATTAGCTCATTTGGCAGAGCGCCTGATTTGCATTCAGGAGGTGATCGGTTCGACCCCGATATGGTCCACCAATTTATGCCTGCTGGGACCCTGTTTAGAGCG